CGTTTGAAGCTATGCTCGATGGCCCATCCGCCATGGCGCTGGATATCATAGATGGCATTGTAGAGCACGATTACCCAGAGTATCGCGAAGCTCTGCCAAACAAGTCATCGATATCTAAGTTTTACAAAAACGTAGGCCTATTGATGCCGGCAGAGTCAAGAAACGAGCTAAGGGATATATTGGAAGCCTTCCCAGAAGAACTAAATGCGCCAGTTAATCCTTCAATGTGTTCGACGCCAGAAGAGTTAGAATTATTCAATGAGAAGCGTTGTTCGTTATTGGAAGGACGCATGTCTCCGGCACAGTGTGAGGCACTCAACATGAGCGCCAAAGCGCAATTGTTAGAAGACCTAGACGATATTGGAAAGGTCATACATGAGGGGATACCAAACATAGTAGAAGCCAACATGCCACCGTTCTTTTCTGATCCCGGCTGTGACAATGGCCTGATGCCGATTGAGCCAGAGCCTGCAAAAATAGTTGCAACGACTGCCCTTAAGGGAGAGATGGATAAAATCAAGCTTGCATATACTGAAGATATGCTTGGTGAAGGTGCATTCTTTTATCAACAAAAGAACTGGGGCCTCCTTAACATGGTACTCTCGGATACTTACGGAAATCCTTGGACTGTTCACCAAGACAAGGTCGCGTCCGGCGCACGCTGGGTCGACTACTACGGAGAATTCTCTGAAAACGAGTTGACACCAGCGCCATCGGTCCCCACTAATCCGTTTATGTTACCAGTATGGATGGTGCAACTCATAGTATGGATTACAATACTACCGCTAGAAGTAGTAATCAACTTTATGATTGGACTGTTTGCCGGTGAAGCCCGCGGCGCATATCCGCAATATGTTGCTGGCTGGCTCCGCGGACAGTTTTTGCCCGAAACCACACCATATCAAACCCAAGGAACTTCCACAAGTGTGTCCAAACCAAACGGCACCTACATCGCAGATTTGCGGGGCCCCATGGGAGAAATTGGGTTTAACAGCACAAACGACAAAAGAAAGACAAAGCGGTGGAGCAAATCTTTCAGTGATTTAGGATTTGTTGGATTTCTGTGGGATACAGATGTTGAATTGGTGGACATGCCAAACCATGGCTATAATGCTGCCCACAGAGTGGACTTCGAAAATGACAGAGTAGTAATTACTCGTAAAGCCAGAAAAGATACAGCAGATGTCACTCTTAAATTTAAAGATAACGCTAAGGGCTACCGCGCTCGCGGCAGGACTGCCGAGGACTGGGCCTACGGCTTCAACCTCCGCGCATACTACTCAGATTTAATCAAGAAAGACGGCGCGTATGTAAACCGTCCGGACGATAATACCAGAGTGTCAGTCATTTCCATGGTTAATATGGCTGCAGAAACAGCCGCTTCGGCACTTGAGTTGGTTCCAGAGGAAGAACGCCCGGGGATGTTTGAAGATGAGCCCGCCATAATTAAAGATAGAAGATATGAGTTTCTTTCTGTAGACAACGGCCTTGACAACATAGACCTTATAAACTTTCCCGAGTTAGCAAAAACATTTGAGGGATACAAAAGTTATTCACCACCCGTTGCCGCTTTGCATGATTTAACCAATGGCGCCTTGTCAATTGATGCAGCAAGGGGTTTATATAACCGGGTTAATAAAGGCTTCTACAACACGTTTGCTGGAGAAATAGGAAACAATGACAAAGGTTGGCTCTTTGGCGCTGTTGCTGATCCGCTCACACGCTCAGACTTTGATTTAGGGGTCATATTGGACGCAGACTTGGCACGCGATAACGATGACTACGGCGTAGGCGACTTTGTATCAGTGTATAAACTAAAAGTAAGAGATGACGACGGCGATCTTAACTTCGTCAGCAGCGAGGACGGAATTCTAGGAATCAGCAGAAATGAATATGATAATCTTGATAATCCTGAGAACACCAGAGTGTTCTATCTGGATCCTGGCAAGTATGGGGGAAGCTACATGTTCCCGCCTGTTTATACAAAGCCACTGCCTAACTCAGGCTGGACTGGCATGGTTGACCTGCTGTTCCCAGAAAGAAGCCCGTGTGACCCCAAGACTGACGGTATTGCTAACTTCTCGCAAATCAGTCAAATGATTGACACATACTATCCAAGAATCCCCGAAGACAAGAGGTTGCTGGGCGATGAAGACTGTATCTTAGAGGTACCCTTTAATCGAATTTTAACCCGTCCATCAAAGGCTGCAATCCGCGGACTGGTCATGGCCGGCATCAAGACTTTTGCCAGTACTGGATTTGTAAAATCGATAGCAACGTTTACAAAGTTTGCTCCTGACTTTGAGCACAACTACAGTAAGATATATGCAGGGTACATTGTGGAAGCTATGAAAGAGGCCATGATGTCAACAGGAGGCAATTTCCTCAATCCGTTTAACGATACAGAGTTCTGGTATGCCTATCTTGAACAGGCAGTGCAGATGTACTCAGATCGTCTAGACGATGAACTAGACGAAACCTTTACGGCCAGCAACTGTCCTCAATCGGTCCAAGAAGCATTAGAAAAAATTAATAATATGCAATCAGGCTATAAGTACCCATTTGACTTCGATGACTACAACAGCGAAGATTATGGCACCTTTGAATCCATGAAGAGCTTCAGAGAGAGTAAGAATCTAGAAGCAGTAAAGAAAGTTGAAAGCGAAGCCAAGATTGTAATGCAAGAGTTGGTGTTAGAACAGCTTAAACTTCTTTCAGAGGTATTTACCAAGAATTGCTCCAGAGCAGGTTTCGATCCAGCAATCACAAATATGAATTATTATTTCTTCAACAATTTTTGTAATGGTGGCGAAGGCCTACAGCTTCACGGCGAGTTCGTAGAGAAGCCTGCCGCGGGCTCCCTGCCATCTGAGGGAACCAATCTATATACGACCGGTGACATGTTGGCTCTTCCGAGCGGCATACCATATGTTGGAGAATATCATGTGCATAAAGATGTTGATGGTACCAGTATCTACATGGCCGGCGCTGAACATTCTGAATTAGAAGAGCATGACAGGCTCATTCCCTTTGCCAATGTCATGGAAGTGTTTACAAAACAGAAAATAGATGGAATGGTGTCTGAAAGTCTATTGGGAGACATTGGCTCAAGCATCGGCGAAAAAACTTTCTATCTGAAAAAATATGTAAGCGTTGCCGGCGCCTCCATGACGTCTGCAGCAGCAGAGGCGCAGATTCGCGGTAAAGGAAGCGGAAACTTATCGGATTATTACCCGGGCACACTAGAGCTTGTGCAGCCGCCTATACGCGGTAATGGTCGTGACCATGTGGGGACTGCCCCAGCGATTGGAATAACTGGTAATATTGGTGTCCAATATGTTTTAGAATTTGGTATTGCCGCCGGCGATTCTGTTGGTTCTCCAATCCCAATTGCAGAAGCAAGAATCGATGCCCTAGATCTGCCAGTGTCACAGTTTAAGGGGATTTCACCAAATAGCAAACTCTTACTCTGCTTGCTTAACAATCTTCAAGATGATACTAACTTCAGGCTCACGCTTGATTATATCTTCCCAATGAAGAAGGCGCTCTCAATGCTGGCGATTTATAACGACCTAGGGCTCTTGCCCTCTGTGGGCGAATTAACAGTCGAAAAGGGAGATATGACTTCATCTTCCGAAAAAGAAAAACCTGGCGGCAGAATAACTGGCGCGGCCCTTGAGACTGTGACTTCGGCTGACGGTACTGAACACCAGAAGCTATCACTTAACTCAGCCTGGACAGCCGGCTGGGCATCTGAAGATGATAGAAACGGGTTCCTTAGTAGCTTCGGCTATCTAGATTGGGATGAATGGGATAAGCAGCCGCTTAGAAACACCACAAGAACAATCAAAGATATCTTCAAGATCTATTATCGCGATCGTAAGTTTAATGTCCTAGAATCCTCGGGCCCCTCAATAGTGGATCAATTTACTGCCGGCATTGTAGAAAGATTTAGATTCAACCCAGCAATGAAGATTCTGCCTTGGTTCCAAAAATCTCAAGTCCGCGGAAATATATTTAACGCAGATGGCGCCGAGTGTTCCAAGAAAAATTCAAGTTGATTAAATAAGTTTAAGTGCTAAATACTTAATAAAGGAAAAACATGTCATCCCTCTCAGTTAAATTGCCGATTGCCAGAGATTCTGGTGATGGCTTTGAAATGATCAAAAGTTTTAGAACCCTAGTGAAACAAAACTTTAAAATGTTATTGTTAACGAATAAGGGTGAGCGTGTCATGGAACCAGATTTTGGCGTTGGGATGAACAAGTATCTGTTTGAGAATTTTAACCAAAGTACATTTTCTAAAATAGAAAGAGATATCTTTGAACAAACTAGTATTTATTTACCCTCAGTTAGCATACAAGAAATTAGTTTTGATGAGGTCGCGCAAAGCAACAATGCCTTAAATGTTAGAATCAGATACACAATACCAAATTTAAATATTAAAGATTTGTTAGAATTTACTATTTAAATTGAGGATTTTTTATGCCTAAAGACGAAAAAAAACTGCTCCCAATAGATTATACTCATCGCGAGTTTGAAACAATCCAACAAGATCTGTTAGAAATCGCAGAAAGATTCTATCCAGATTCGTTCCAGGATTTTAGCGAAGCTTCTTTCGGTGCTCTCATGATAGACGCAGTTTCTTATGTCGGTGATCAACTGTCATTTTATCTAGATTACAACGTTAATGAATCGTTTCTAGACACCGCCTATCAGTATAGCAATGTTGTGCGACACGGCCGTGTGCTAGGTTACAAAACACAAGGGCGCCCATCAACGTACGGTTCTGTAGCCATGTTCCTTCTTGTTCCAGCTTCAACTACAGGTATCGGCCCAGACACTGACTATATACCAGTTCTTAAACGAGGAACAACTTTCGGTTCAGGTGTCGGCCTAAGCTATGTCCTGACAGAGAATGTAGATTTTGCTAGCCCAGCAAACACGTTTGTAGCCGCCCGTGTGGACCCCACAACCGGCGCGCCTACCCATTACGCCATCAAGGCCTATGGGAACGTTGTATCGGGCCAGTTCGGCCAGGAACGGGTACCGGTGGGTGCCTTTGAAAGATTCAGAACAGTGTCCCTTGATGCACAGAACGTTTCAGAAATCATTTCAGTATTTGATACAGAAGGTAATGAGTATTTTGAAGTCGATTATCTAGTACAAGACACAGTGTTTAAAGAAGTCACCAACTCTAATTTTAAAAACGACAATGTTCCATCAATCATAAAACCGACCCTGGTCTCAAGAAAGTTTGTAACGCAGTTTAGTCGAAACGAAGTCACGCTACAGTTTGGCAGTGGAAAAATGAGCAATTCTGATGTGGTAGCAAATCCGCAGAATGTTGCAGTTGACGTTTTTGGAAAAACTTATACAACAACCGTAACCTTTGATCCGAGTCGCTTGTCAGAAAATGAAAGCTTCGGCATTGTCCCAACCAACACCACCTTGATAATTACTTATCGAACCACAAACGGAACAAACTCTAATGTTGCAGTCGGATCTTTGAACTCAGTCAACTCCGCCGTACTGGAATTTGAAAACAGACAAAACTTATCAGGTGACAAAGTTGCTGCCGTTCGCGCCTCAATAGAGGTTTCTAATGAGGAACCAATCGTAGGAAATGTTAGTTATCCATCGACAACAGAGATAAAGCAAAGAGTGTACGACACCTTTCCTACTCAAAACCGTGCAGTCACACAGACTGATTATGAAAATATAGCTTACCGCATGCATCCAAAGTTTGGTTCTATCAAAAGAGTGTCAGTCCAAAAGGACCCAGATTCACAAAAAAGAAACTTAAATATGTACGTTATTTCGGAAGATACGGCCGGCAAACTAACCGCAAGTAACTCAACAATAAAAAACAACTTAAAAACTTGGATTAATCAGTATAGAATGATTAATGATACTGTTGACATACTAGATCCTTTTATCCTTAATTTTGGATTAGAGTTTATAGCGAAGCCGCAGAATATGGCAGATAAATATATTGTTTTAGATCGTTGTATCGACGCGCTAAAGAAACATTTTGAACAGCCATTCTTTATTGGAGAGCCTTTGTACATCAGTGATATTTATAAAGTCCTCAAGGACGTTACTGGCGTGTTAGATGTTACCAAGGTAAAGATATTCATCAAGAGTGGCGCAGGGTATTCCAATGCGGCAATCCACGTTAATGAGAATCTTTCAGGTGACGGCTCGTACCTTGTCGTGCCAAACAACGCTATCTTAGAGCTTAAGTACCCAGATGTTGATATGACAGGAATAATTAGATAATGGCAATTCTTAAATATACAGCCAGCGCTGACAATACTATTGTTAACGCTTTTCAACCAAATTTATCAACCCGAGGAACCGGCTCCAACGCCGGCGCCGCCGACGTGCTCGAAACGTTCTCAATATACGGTCGCGCCCTCACTCCGACTGCATCGAATACAAGCGGATCTCAAGAACTGTCACGAATACTATTACAGTTCCCGATAACTGATATTACAGCCGATCGGACTGCTGGCCGAGTACCTGCTAGCGGATCAGTAAACTTTTATTTAAAAGTCTACAATGCTGAGACTTCAAAAACAGTCCCGCGGGATTTTGCTTTGGAAGTTTTACCGATTGCGCAAACTTGGCAAGAGGGGACCGGCCTTGACCTTGAAAATTACAAGGATCTTACTAAAGGCAACATTGGCTCTAACTGGTTGTACG